CTTGGAGAAGGTCAGCCGTGACTATCTCAAGTTCGGTAATGGAGCTGTACAGATGTTGCCCAATCAGGCAGGTTCGCAGATTGTCGGATTGAATCCGCTCAATGCAGTCTATTACCGATATACTGTGCCCGATGAATGGGGTGCTTGCAAGTGCATCGTCTCAAGTGACTGGCCAGATGTACCGGGTACACATCAGAATGGTAAACCGTCCATTCTTCCTTGTCTGATGGATTATGACCCCGACTTACATGTAGAATGGCTCAAGGCGGCAGGTAAACTTGATAAGCCGTTCGTCTTTCCGGTACGTGATAGCTGGTCTAATGATGACTATTACGGCGAGCCGATTTGGTTACCTTCTTACGTTCTTGGTTGGGTGGATATCGCTCACATGGTGCCACAGTTCTTGAAGAAGGCATACCAGAATCAAATCACATGGAAATGGCACGTGCAAATCCCATATTCCTATTGGGAGAAGAAATTTCCGCCACAGGATTATAAAGATGTCGAAGCTCGCAAGATGGCCATCAATAAACACATGGATGAAATCGAAGCGAATCTTTGTGGACTGGAGAATGCCGAAAAACCGCTGTTTACCCATTACGCCATCAATGAAGCCAATGGCAAGATTGAAGAAGAATGGAAAATCACTGCACTCGACAACAAGTACAAGGGTGGTGAGAACTTGGTTACTTCGGCTGCTGCCAACTCCGAAATCCTCTTCTCCTTGATGGTGAACCCGAATGTGTTGGGCGCAGGTATGCCGGGCGGTTCCTATGCAGGTAATCAAGGTGGCAGCAACATCCGTGAGGCATTCCTGGTCAATATCGCCAATGCTTGGATTGACCGGCAGAATATCCTTGACCCAATCAAAATGATGCTTCGTGTAAACGGCATCAAAGATGTGGAACTTCGTTTTCGCAACACGATATTAACAACCTTGGATACCGGTGCAGGTACCCAAAAAACATTGAGTTGATATGGTTTTTTCAAAAGAGAAATGGAATAATGCTGATGAGCTGAACAAGTTCATTCCTGTATCTGCAGCGCTTTCTTTTGAATCGGTGCAATCATCCTTGAAGGATGCATGGAGATTGTTTGTTCTTCCGCTGTTGGGCGAACCCTTGACAGAAGAAGTAGAAGCCTATTACGAGGATGATGCCCCGACGGCTTTGCAGTTGAAGGTACTTGAAGAGTGTCAATGTGCCGTGGCCAACCTTGCTTTCTGGTACAATTATCAGGAGTTGAATGTCCGTATCTCTGACCAAGGGATGCATCGCCAGGAGTCCGATGGTTCGTTCAAACAGACCTTCAAGTATCAAGAGGACCAACTTCGGGCATCATTCAAGAATAAAGGCTTTAATGCTTTGGATAGACTCATTGAAATCTTCGACAAAAACAAGAAGGATTTTCCGCTCTACGAACAATCGCCGGCATACGCTTCGCGCAAGTCAGCCATTGTCCGGAGCACAGCCGAAGTAGATGCCAATTATTTCATCAATAAATCGCATCTGATTTTCCTTCGTCTGAAACCGATTTTCAAGTTTGTCGAAGAGACGGTGCTGCCTTCGGTGTTGGGGTATGAATTGAACAAAGCTTTGATGGTAGCCATCAAGGATGGCCAAGATAAGATAGGTGATACAACCACCGAAGAGTTCCGCTTGCGTTGTGCCTCTTTCGTGGTACTCAAGTCCATTGCCCAATTGATTAGACAGACGGGTTCTTTGACCGATAGAGGCTTGTATTTCGCTCAATTGAATGAGGGCGACGGCAATCTGTCAGCAAGGCCCGCAAATAAGGAGGCTGCATTATCAAGGGTTGCTGAAGTTGAACAACAAGCCGAAGCCTACCTCAGTCAGCTGATGAACTTCATCCAGTTCAGTTTACCGGATTATTACAAGGGCAGACAATCCGATGTGTTGAACCGAGACAATAACCATAAACGTACCATGTTCTTATGAGAGAAGTCGAATTCAAATATAAAAAATGGGGTACCATGCGTTCCATCAAGCGGACACTTCCCACGAATTATGCAGAAATGACACCTGCACAGTTCTTGGCGACAGTCCGTTTGTCCAAAGGTTGGATCGATGAACGCGAGTTCTTCCTTCAGTTCTTTGGACTGACCGACAAGCTGTTGGCCAGAATGGATGCGTTTCAACTGTATAGCTTGACCGAAACCTTGGGCTTTCTCAAGCAGATAAAGGCAGCTTGTCATAACTTCTATTGTGAAGAACTGTCCGGAAAACTCTTGGCTCCAGCAGAGAAATTAAGCGGCATGTCCTTTCAGCAGTTCATGACTGTGGACACTTATTTCTCTTGGTTTCTTGTGACAGAAAAGGAGCAATACTTGGATGCTTTCATTGCAGCTCTTTATCTCAAGCGTAATGAATCCTACTTCAAAGAAGAGGGGATGACTGTCCTCGATATGACATCTCGAATTCCTGAAGTCCATAGTATCCACATGGATTTGAAATATTCCATTCTGGTGAATTGGGTGCTAATCAAGTCCTGGTTGTCTTCGGCTTATCCGTTCCTGTTCCCTGAAGGCGAAGCTTCGCCCAATTCTAAAGGTGACAAGGTCAAGGGTAAACCCGTTGACTGGTTAGGATTGTTCGATGCTTGGGTAGGTGATAATGTGGCGAGTATGGAAGCATATCGCAGACTTTCATGCATGGATGCTATCCGCATGTTGAACCGAAAAATCAAGGAGGCCAACAAATGACTTTCGAAGAATACATTGAAGAACTTTGCAGACAGCATCCGCACATCCTTCATGAAGTGGATGACAAGTGCCATTTCTCTTGTTTGGCTGATGATGCCCAAACAAAGTTAGCTCGTAATATGCACTATCCATGTGTCGTTGTAGATACGGGTGATTTTGCGTTCAATGGCTCGGTGGGTAATGTATTGATGAATACGGAATATTCCATCATGTTCCTTACCCATGTACGTGATACAGGTTATTCGGTAGAAGTGTTGGTTTCCTTCGCTAAGATGAAGCGTTTGTTATTGGACTTCCTTCGTAAAATCAGCCGCGACAAGAAGAAGCCGGAGCTTCGGCAAATGCTTGGCCGATTTTCAGTTGTCGGTTCTGAGGGGCATCGTGTCTATTTCAAGGATTCCGGATTGTATGGTTATGTGCTGTTCCTGAATACAGACGAGTCTTTCAATGATGCGGATTGTGAACAAGTTTTTAAAGATTGATTATGGCAGCAGATAGGGCTTATTTGAAGCAGCAAGCGGAACTTATCCGTGACGAATATCGCAAAGGCGCTAATACCGCTAGTCGTGTTGGTGCTTTGCTCGTGGCAATGGTTGAAGCATTGTCTGACGCGGATATTGAAGTTCTGTCTGATGTGTTCCTTCGTAAAGACAGGGCAGATGTTACACAATTCCTCATCAAACTCTTAGGCGGTGCCGAGTTCGGTGATACTATTGATTCCATGAATGCGGGTCGGGGGACTCTTATAACGCCTGACGGTCGTATTCAGACTGACCGGCTTGAAGTCCGTGGTAGCGCACATTTCATGGAGTTGGTTATCAATCGTCTGTTGGCGCAGGAATCGGACTTCGTTTTTACCGAATCCGGACACATAGAGAATGTACAGATACTTGAAGAGGATACTTACCTGCTGACTCTCCGCAAGCGTTGGCAATATGACTTCACAGCTTTTGATGAATATGATGTTGTCTATGGTAGCATGAACACGCTGCTTGTTGACGGCAGCTATTTCACTTCGTGGTTCCGTGTCCTGTCAGTTGATACCTTGGCCAATCAGATAACCGTTGCACTCTATCCGGATGATGAAGTACCCGGTGGCGTGAATTATGCGCCTGCAGTGGGCATGAACATCAGCCGACGGGGCAATGCCGTCAACGAAGAGCGTCAGAACTGCTGGTACATCTCCGCACGTGAGGGTACGATCATGTACCTGACAGGTGTGACCAAACCCATCCTTGAGGAGTACAACTACAGCGCATGGCTCGGTCTTCCAAAAAATCTCGAACTCTTCAATGACTTGCCCATCAACTATAAACAGCCTTATCTTTTCGCCCGTGGTGCGATTATCCAGGACCTGTTGAGAGTGGATTACCAAGGCAAACCGATTTTTGAAATCGTGGACTTGGGGCCATGGGATGACAAGACGCAGTACATCAAAGGGAAGGATCCGGATTCACAAAGATATATCCAACACCAGGTGTGGCACAAATCCTGCTGTTGGAGATGTGCGGCTGATGCCGCTACCATAGGGGTTCCCCCACGCTGGAACAATACCCAATGGATATGTATCGTGGGAGAATCCAACTACTCGCTTTCAATTACAAGCAGCCGGGGCAGGTTCTTCCGCATAGGCCAGGAATATACGACCCTCGGCTTTGTGCTGAAGCACGGAGACGAAGACATCAGCGTGGATGCATGGCAAGTGGAGTGGACACGTGAAAGTGACCTTCCGAGCGAAGACTTGCTCTGGAACATGGAGCATGCAGACAATGCAGCCACGGTGGAGATTACTCCCCTTGATATGCCGTCCAACTGGAGAGAGGTCCGAAAAGTCATTTTCCGGTGTACCGTTTTCCTGAAGGAGGGCGAGGATACGCAAACCTATAGTACAGACATTAGTTTCATTTGATAAAACCCAAGTTATGAAGACAGCAACCGCATATATCCTTTATGACCCGCTGACCGTCAACTTTTCGATGGTTGAACTCGGCGGTAGTGTAGTGCAGCGCAAGGATTCCCTTTCGGGAAACTTTGACCCTGACCGTTCCCTTTTCCCCCTCGTGTTACGTCCGCAGTTGAAAATCCAGGACCCCAACCATATCCTTCAGGACGGTGACCATACGGACAAACTGATTGATTGCAGATGGTATGTCGGCACTGACGATAAAGGTACCCGCATCTATTCCGATACGGATGGCCTGAAACCCGGTGCCAACGGTGAACTATCGGTGTCGAGAAATGTGGAACCGGCTACACCGCTGAATCTTTACTTCTCATGTGCCTATGTGGATCCGCGAACACAGAACACTTTCCGCAAGTCTGTGGTTGTGACATTGTCATCCGTGCTGGCAACGGAAATGAATCTGGGCATAGAAATCGATGCCGCGAACAAGATGCCGGTGAGTCCGTTCAAGACCCATCACCACCGCACCATTACCGCCACTTTCCGCAACGGGACTGAGAGTGTGCCTGACGAATCGGCTGTTTATGTCTGGCGTGTCCTGGATGCATCCACCCGTGAGATGCGCGACGTCAATGATGATGACCTGTTCTATGTGTCCGGGCAAGGCACACGTACCATTACCATCGACCGACGTTTCATTGACAAGGAACTGCTTGAAGTGGTAGCTTCCCTTGTCGCAGAACCGTCACGCAAAGTGTCTGCCAGAACGAAAATGTTCAGATGGTACGGCCAATGGGACGATGAAGTGAGAATCACGCGAGGCAAGTTTGTCCGTCCTGACACACCCGAGATTGAGGTGCAGGCATATATCAATACCCCTAAGGGGCTGCTCAGCTCTCCTGCGGATTATTTTGACATCACCCATATACGCACCGGTAGTTCTGCCGATTCCTTTCAGGAAACGGTCGGTTATGGCGAGATTGTGACCATTCCACGTTCTTCCATAGGCAGCGACCCCAACCTCCGTCCGGTATTCGGCATCGAGACCCGTGAGCGTACGGCATTGCGTGCCTGTACGATAGATGGGGCTGTCTGTCTGATAAACGGTCTCATCATGTGTATCCAAATCCCTAAAGAATGACGATATGGCTAAAGACGTTACCATCTATGCGGTTCCTGAAGCGATAGCTTCGGCCCTGCACCTTACCCGATTCCGTGTCGATGACGGCAAGGGGTTCTACCTGCTTTCCGTTTCCGACCTCCGTCCCTATGGCATCACACGCGCACTTGCAGAGGGTGCGGTTACAGTGACATCCAAAGAGGCGAGGACACGTTTCTTCTGCAAATCATAAATCATACATCAAAAACCAGAAATTATGAACATCAGTGCAATCGACACACTTGAAGCCATTCTTGACGGTGACACCATCGTTCCCGGCATGAGCTTCGTGCTCCCTGCAGGAGTGGGCACAACCCAGTATTATAACCCGAGCACCAAGGCTTGTACGCCTGACTACAGCAAGGAATCAAACCAGATAATACTGTACCCGACCAATTATTCCAGCACCAACGGCAAGTTCCTGGTTCCCGATTCGGGCACCGAGCAATGGTACTATGACAATCCGGAGAGTGCCAATGCGGCAATACTTGAAGCGGCTGGTGGTGACGTGGCCGAAACTTGGTCAGGTTTGTTTCAGAAAACCTCCTATACGGTGAACAATCAGACGTTCCCGGCATTGAAAATCATCGGCAACCTTGCGTCTGCCGACAGCCTGAATGACATCAAGATCTTCTGCAAGGCGAAATATAACGGCATGGAAGTCCTGTGCAACGGGCTGATAGGCATCAAGGAGACGGTGGGCAGCCTTTTCGACATTCTCATCAACTGTGTCAATGAAGAGGGTGCGAACGATACCGTGATAGACAATGACAGCGAATATCTGGTGCTTACCGCCGACTTTCAGGATGCGGGTGTGTCCGTATCCCCTACAGGTGCATACAGCTGGAAGAAGGCTACCGCCGAGGGACTGGTTGACGTGACACATGTGGCCGGAGTGACCGAAATCAGCAATTCCAACAAGACGCTGAAGCTCTATGACGGTGCGGTGGAGGGTACAGAAGAATACTTCTGCAAAGTGGTTCACAACGGGGTTGACTACCTCAAGGGCATACAGGTGAGTGACACGCATGACCCGTACTATATCCAGATAGGGCGAAGTACACAGAGCAACATGATAAAGAGAGGCGAATCCGTCACCTATGTTCCGGCTGTGCTTGCCCGTTCGAACCGTGCCATCCAGACAGGTTGGAATTTCAGCTTCCTCGTACTTGACAACCAAGGCGTTAATAAAAAGGATGCTTCCGGTGTCGCTTCCTTTACTGTGACTGGTGAAGAAGTGTTCGCCAACAACGGTACCAACGTCCATATCATAGCTACCAAATCCTGATGCCATGAACCGGATATCTGCAACAGACACGCTGCATGCCGCACCTGAGAATGCGCTGGTGTATTCCATCCTGAGCAATGCCGATGCCGTCCGTCACTTATCGGACGGCTCGTTTGACCCTCCTAAACTGACTTGGGTTGTCCTCAAGTCGGATGGTTCTTCACCTACCAGACTGGAAACATTGGATGCTTGTACAGCTGAAGGGCTGACGTTGAAATACAAGAGGAATACCGATGAAGCGGTTCTGGAAATCGAGGAGTCCATGTCTCATACCTTGACGGAAGGCATGACAGACATCGCCCTTTATGTTTACAAGGACGGTACCCGTGTGGCCGAAAAGGTGGTGAAAGTCGTATATGACGGTCCGCAGGGTCCCGGTTATTATCCGGCAGGCTCATACAATGACAACACAACCTACAAATGGAACGGGGTGAAGATGGTTCCGGTCGTGGAATGCGGCGGCCTTTATTATGCCCTTCAGGAAACCGAAGCCACCAAAGCAGGCATTAAAGGGATTAATCCCAAGACGGACGTGGCCAACAACGGCGGTAATTGGGGTGTGTTCGACATGTTCCAGTACATCTTTGCGGCTGTTGCCTTCATCCAGTTTGCAAAGCTGGGCAGTGCCGTATTCTACGAACAATACATGTTTAGCCAACAGGGCATCGATGCGGACGGGAATGCGGTCACTTCCGAAGACGGCTACAAGGACTTCAACTATTCCGACCCGATGAATGCTTCCAACAGCTTCCGACCGAATATCCTGCTTGATTT